TCATATAAAAATCAACAAAACTGATTCTATCTTTACCCATCTAAAGATAGAATATAATCCTCAAATTGAAGATTTCTTATATGTTAAATTCTTTGCCGATAAAATAAAAACACTCATACAATCAAATAATATCAACTTTATTAAGTTTGACACAGACAAACGAACAAAAAATACGGAATCAGATGAAAATATATATTGCATCAACGTTTCATCTATTGTGCGTCTTAAAAGTGGTGACCAAATTCGCTTAGCACGAATTGATGAAGCGGATTCAATCAATTATTCCAACATCTATGACTTTATACTTTACGACCATTTAGAGCAAATGATTCAATGCAAAAACACCAATAATAAACAATGGATATACTATTATTACACATTAAATAGTCTTATTAAAAACAATGTTGACAAAGTAAATCGTTATATAAAGGAAATCATTGAGACGTGTCTTAGCCATTTTGAAAAAGATATTGAACTACTTCATATTGTAGCCAATTCCGTTAACTTTATTGAAAAAAACGCTAATTTATTAAAATACGGCGATTTAACACTATACGAACATCAAAAAGAAATATATACCGCAGTTCGCTCCTCTAAACCCAAATTAATATTATATATTGCTCCAACAGGTACTGGCAAGACTTTAACACCCCTTGGACTTTCGGAACAATATAAAATCATATTTGTATGTGCGGCAAGACATGTCGGTTTAGCATTGGCACGCTCAGCAATCTCTATTGGTAAAAAGATTGCATTTGCATTTGGTTGTTCCGCTGCCGAAGATGTAAGACTACATTACTTTGCAGCAAAAGAATACACTACAGATAAACGCAGTGGCCAAATAAGAAAAGTAGACAACACGATCGGACATAAAGTGGAAATTATGATTTGTGATGTTAGGTCATATGTTGCTGCCATGTATTATATGTTATCCTTTAATTTGGCAGAAAACATTATTACCTATTGGGATGAGCCAACCATTAGTATGGATTATAGAGACCATGAATTACACCAAGTTATTAAGAAAAACTGGAAAGAAAATATTATTCCAAATGTAGTGCTATCTTCCGCAACATTGCCCAAAATGCATGAATTAACCCAAACTATTGCTGATTTTCAAGAGAAATTTCCAAGAGCTGTTGTTACCAATATTTTAAGCAATGATTGTCGCAAAACAATTCCGCTTATTAACAATAATGGGTATGTTGTTATGCCACACTATTTAGATGAAGATTATAATGCTATTCTTAACATTGTTGCTCATTGTGAAGAAAATCTAACTTTATTACGATATTTTGATTTAAAAGAGGCATCTGAATTCATATTGTTTATTGAAGCAAATGATTATAGCAAATCGGCTGCCAAATTTAACCGAAATTTTGCGTCTGTTGAAGATATTAATATGAAAAGCATTAAATTATATTATTTAAAACTACTTAAAAACATTATACCGAATCATTGGGTAACCGTTTATAATCATTTTAAACTAACAAGAGCCAAGCGCATTAAACATAATAATACAGTTGATAATAAGGGTAATGTTATTGATAACCGAAGAAGAGCAATGGATACCAGATTAGGTGAACCATTAAGCAGAAATGCTAGCATTCAGCTACCAGTTGTTCATGAACCGGAACCAGTGGGTTGTTCTGGAGTATATATAACAACCAAGGATGCATATACGTTAACCGACGGCCCAACAATCTTTCTGGCAGATGATTTGCAAAAAATAGCAAAATTTTATATTCAGCAAGCAAATATACCTGCGGTTGTTATGAAAGATATTATGGATAAGATTGAATTCAATAATCAAATTAATTTGAGAATTTCAAGAATAGAAAAAGAGTTAGAGTTAGCAGAAGAACAATTAACGTCAAAATTAATGGGCAGTTCATCAGACAATTCTAAGGAAGCCAAAAAGCTGAAAGGCAATAAAAGTGATAAGAGCGCGTCCAAAATTGCAAATAAAATGATTGATAAAACCGACGATAGAAGTATTAATCGAATGAAGGAAGAAATAAATACGTTAAAATCAATGATAAAAAACGCAACCTTGGATGATATGTTTATACCTAATCGTTTAATGCATTTAAATAAGTGGGCTCAAGGGTTGCATAATTCAAACTCATTTACCAGCAATATTGAAGAAGAACATATTGTTTCGATTATGTTATTAGATGACGTGGATGATAGTTGGAAAATATTATTATTGCTTGGCATCGGTGTGTTTACAGAACATAGAAGTCAAGCGTATACAGAAATAATGAAGAAATTAGCTGACCAGCAAAAGTTATATTTAATTATTGCTGATAGCGACTATATTTATGGAACAAATTACCAATTTTGTCACGGTTATTTAAGCAAGGATTTGGCATTAACTCAAGAAAAAATTATTCAAGCATTGGGGCGTATTGGACGAAATAATATTCAGCAAGAATATAGTGCGCGTTTTAGAGATGACTCTCAATTATCAATATTATTTACCCGATTTGCGTCAGAAGACAAAGTAGAAGTTATTAATATGAATCAGTTATTTAATTGCAAAAATGTGAAATGGAACGGAACTGAGTATTTAGAATTACCCGAAGATGAAGAAGATTGCTTACAATCCTATAATACAGTCCTATAATATAAATCCTATAATATATTTATTATATTTTTTATATAACCATATAATAAATGTCGGATACTTATGAAATAATTGGAATGACAATAGTTGGATTAGTTGTTCTTGGAATTACTGGTGCGGCTGTAAAATTTGGGTTTACAAATAGTATGAATGAAACGGGGTATAATTCAAGCAATAAAATTCAAGGAGATGAACCGTGGGAAAATATTTATAGTAGCAAAAGTGATGCAAGTCTGGCAACACCTGATTCCGATGAAGATGAATATGAAGAAGAGCCTGTAATGCAAATGGAGGATATTGATGATAATAAATCAGTCGGTGGTTTTCGTAAGAGAAAACTAACAAAATCCAAAAAATCTAAAAAACACAGGAAATCACATAAAAAAACAAAAAAACATAGACGACGACATAAATAATTTATTTCATTTTTAATTTACTTCCTAATTCTTTATAATAATAGTTATTATATGGAATATTATTTATTAGTGCCTTTGCTAATGATTTATCACTTATTTTTAATCCTCTAATGCAATCATATTTACAAGCAAATTCGCGAATGAAACTACCGTGTAAATCATATTGTCCTATTCCATTTTTATATAATAAAGGTGCTCCATTTATGCTTTCAAAATAGTCTATCAACTCTTGTTCACAATTATCATACAATATATAATAATGACCGTTTGTTAGTGAACTATTTTTAACAATATTTTCAAATGATGATAAACTTTTATATCCATTTAAACTTGCCGCCGTTTTTCTATCTAAATATACATTTAATATTTCTGTTTTGCTATGGTTTAATTTTGCAATATATCCTAAATTTTGTGTCTTCGTTTGTTTTGTTTGCTGAATGTCATGAATAATATTTGCATCTAAGTTTCTTTCAACTAACAACCAACGAAACCCACAATAGACTGTATTTTCTTTTATTGCTTTCATAATACTTGGTCGTTTTATATCTTTATTTTCGTTCATTATTTCAGATACAGATTCATATACTTTTACCAGTTGCAATGTCTCTGGATTGATTTTTTGAAGACGCGGTCCTAAATGTGGCATTTGTTGATTAAATCCTGTAAGCAACTTTGTGTCTTGACTATTAAGTTTATTGAGTATTTGTTGATTTGAATGTTTAAGATTAACTATTTCATTGGATAATTGTTTAATTATATCCTTTAATTCCGTTAAATCGTTATCAGACTTGGAATTATTATTTTCATTGTTTGATAATTTTTGTTTTAATAATTCATTTTCAAGTAACAACTCATTAACTGTATAATTGTAATTATTAATATTATCATTAATGATTTTTAATAAAGTTTGATATGTTAGAGTAGTTCCAATTAAAAATAGTTCATTTTCTCTTTCATGTCCTTGTAAATTAGTAACTTTATTTGAAGATACTTCTTGACTACGATGTAAAAAACTTTCAAAATCCCTTGCTTTGTCGGCAGAAAAACAATCTAGCAACAAACATTCATCATAATTTGTTTTATGTTCGTTATATCTATTATGAATGCCTTTTGTGCTATGTCCGATTTTAATAACATAAGTGCCATTATCATATGTTTTTACTTTTATAATATAAACTAATGGACCAGAATTAAAATATTTATCTAATAAAATTTGTTCTTTTTGCCTAATTATTTTGTCAGACAGTTCTTCATTTGTATTTTTAATTTGTTGCATTTGCATTTTTAATTCTTCACATTCTTCTTTTGTAATTTCAAACATAATATTTTCAAGTTTAATAAAATAATCGTGTATTTCGTCTGCTTTTTTAGTTTCAGCTTTTAAACACAACTTTTTAAACGTATCAATATTTAACATAAATGTTTCTTTATTGTGACCTCCTTTAGTATTGGTTGTTTGCTTTGCAAGTTGGCAAAGCAATAGTTTATAATCTTTATTTATAACAAAATTTTTTTCAAGAACTCTTTTTGCATTAACTTTTTGACTAAATCCAAGCCAATTCCATACATTATCTAAATCAATAACATAATCATTTTTAGAATCATAATTTAAATAACAATAAAAGCTAGATAAAAACATTTGTTGTTCATAATTAGTAAATGTATTTTGAACTTTTTCAATTAATTTATATTGATAATTACCATTTAATCTGGTAATTGGGTTGGTTTCAATTAGGTTTACAATGTCCACACTCATATTATATATTAATCTAGTAGTTGTCTTTATATTGTTTTTTGCTTTTAATATTAAAAAGTAATATTTACTTTAATTTTAATATTAAAAATATATAAATAATAACCACACGATAAATGGTCTTAATTTGAATAAGCTAACCCGCCCATGCCGGACATAATTCGGAGTACGTTATAATTGGTTGCATATACGCGTACTTTAGCAGTCTTTGTTCCTTCAACTGTGGCGTTGGAGAGGACAAGCTGTAATGTAGCGTTATCTATACGAGAGAAGTTGCACGTCCCGGATGGCTGGTGTTCCTCAGGACGGAGAGCAAAGCTGTACACGTTGATACCTTCATCAGGGCATCTGGTGTGAGCCTGGTATGGCTGAACCCAGCTGAAGTAAGATCCTTCACGCTCAGAGAAGCGATCCTGGCCGTTAAGCTGAAGCTTGGCAGTAACAACGGGATTTTGACCCCAACAGTGGAGGTCAAGAGAGGTCTCAGTGAGAACGAATGTTCCAGCATCAGAGACAGTGGAGTTATCGTTGTGAGAGCGCTGAAGACTTGCAAGAGCTTCGACAAGAGTAGGATCAATATTCTGAGCTTCACCACCAAAGTTAGGTTGATTGTATGGATTTTCGGGTCCATGCCAGTATCCAGTGAAACCTTCAGGGAGTTGGTAATCAAGAGCACCAGCATCATTGAAAAGACCTTGAGCATCAATGTATGCACGAGAATCAGCAGCAACACCAGCAGGTCCGCCAAAAGCATGGATAGCATTTGGAAGAGCATCAATGGCATCTGTGTAATTGAATGGCTGAGCACCAAGAACCTTGAACAAAAGAGCATCGCAAACCAAAGATGAGCAATAATCTACGTTCTGATCTGGCTGAAC